CTGCAGGAGCTTTGTTAGTAATTGCTGAATTACTTGGCATTGCTGAGGAGGTAGTATGAGCTCAATAATTAAATTTCTTCAAACAGAAGATAATAAAGAGGGTATTGCTTCTATCGTGCCTTGTACTGTTGAGTTTACAATAAGCGGAGCCGCTACTACTGGGGAGTTAGTTGAGCAGTTTACCTATTTCTTAAAGGCTATGGGTTATTATGTACCTGAAAACGCTCAGCTTGATTGGGTAAGTACAGATACCGGAGAGCCTATAGAGGATTAATAAATAACTTTATGAAGTTAGTACCGTTCCTATCATTTCTCAATCAAGTCAAGATATTCCATTGGCAAACGTTTTCGTATGCTCAGCATAAAGCCTTAAACAAGGCTTACCAAAATTTGGACGACCAGTTTGATTTATTTGTAGAAACGTACTACGGAAAATACGGTAAATCATTGGAAAATAAGGTTTACCATTTTGAGATAGAATCGTTAACGGACCAAGATACCGTTAAGAAGATCTTAAGCAATAAGAAGAGAGAGCTGTTATCCTATCTTAGAACAGAAGTATGTAGTAATGAAGATCAAGATTTACTCAATATCGTTGCAGATATTGAGATTGAGCTTAACCACTTGCAGTACTTTTTGGATCTGAAGTAGTTTCTACTTTAACAACTACTGGTCGGTCAGCAGTTGGTTTTTTCTTTGATCTAAACATTTCAATAGCAATAACTATTGCAATAATACCACCTAAAGAAGCTCCTACCACCCACATTTCTACTGTAGCAGCAACATACGCTAGTCCTAGTGAAGCTATTGCCCCTAATCCCATTGTAATGTTCTTTAACAGGATTGCTAGTACAAGGAATAGTATACCAACACCAATTAAAGCTTTTACCATCAAACCAATAAGTTCTGCTTTTTGAGCAGCTTTAGCTAATTCTAATTGATCTGCAGCTTGTTTTTTAATTTGATCAATTTCAGCATTTCTTTCTACTTGTAATTTATTAATTGTCACCTTTTCTGCTTCTCTTAAAGCTGCTTTTTCTTTTTCTTGTTGATCTATCACCGTTTGCGCATTATCTAAAGCTTGTTTTTGCACAATAGCTAATTCTACCGCACCATTATACTTGGTATATAACTGATCAATAGTTAAAGCTTTTTCTTTATTAATTTCGGCTGTAATAACAGCTTTTTGTTCAGGTGTGAGTTTATCTGTACGATTCATTATTTCTTTAGCACGTAAGTGAGCTACAAGGGTATTCATATCTTGTTTCTTCTTCTCTTGTGTTACCATATAGATACCAAAATTCAATTCACCAATCTTTGCAAAGTTGTCATCATCTTTTTTCTTTAACTCATCGTACGACTTTTGTAATTGATCTCTAGCTGCATTGTACTTTATTTCCATTTCTTGACGTGCAGCTTCAACCCTTTTATTAGCTTCTGCTAGTTGATCAACTTGCTTTTGTGTGTTTTCTGCTTTAACAACAACTACAGCATTCTTGGCAATATTATCATCAGGTATTTTACCAACACTACTAAAACTTGGTGTGGATGGTACAATACTACATGCAACAAAACATAAGCAAATTAATGTAACTATAACGTATTTCATATAAAGTATTTAATAAATAATACTATATGAACAAAGACATGCACAGCATTTATGAGACGTACAAAGGTACGGCAGCCAATAAAGAAATCTTAGAAGAAGGTCTTTTTGATAGACTTAAAGCTCGTGGTGCACAGGCGGTTGGTGCAGTTAAAGGTTTAGGTAATCAGGCTGCAGGTATTGCTAAAGGTGCTGTTGCAGGCGTTAAAGGTGACACAGCTGGTGTTCAAGCAGCTCAGCAACAAAGACGAGCAGGTGCTGCACAAGGTGAATTAGCTAAAATTAATTCATATAAAGCAACAGCAATGAAAAAGCTTGATGCTACTTCAAACGAAATTTTTAATGATTTAAAAGCTTTAGGAATTGATCTTTCAAAAGTATCACAAAAAAGCATTGGTTCATTTAAAGGTCAATTAAACAAAGCCTTTGATGCTTTAACAGCAAGTATTCAAAACCCAGCAAGTGGGGAAGAAGATTGTGAATGGAGTACTGGTGAAGAAGATTGCGACGAAATGGTAGATGGTGTGAAAACAAGAGTTGGGTTAGAACCTCAGGTTAAACCAACAAAGTTCTTCCCTTAATACTTGATAAAATATAGAGACTAAATAAGTCTTTATATGCGCATTGCTATTTCCGGGACAGCTAACCAGGGCAAGTCCACCCTAATTAAAGATTTTGTATCCAACTGGCCTATGTATACAGTTGGTGGTAACTCTTATAGAGAGTATATTAAGAAGAATAAATCCCCACACAGTAAGAAAACAAACAAAGATACACAATGGAAGTATCTTAACTTAATTGTTGAAGACTTACAAAGTTTTAAAAAAGACGATCATGTTATTTTTGACAGATGTGCTTTAGATAATTTGGTTTACTCGTTGTGGTGCTGTGATAAAGAGGTTGGTAGGATTGATGAGAAGTTTATCCAGAAATGTATACCAATTGTAAGAGAAAGTTATAAACATTTAGATATAGTATTTTTCTTACCTATTACAAAGGTAGCTCCAGTACCTATAGAAGATAACGGTACAAGAGAAACTGACGAAATTTACGTTAAAGAAATTGATGCATTGTTTAAAAGTATGATGCAACAATATCAGCATAATCTTGGAAGAAACCCTTTCTTTCCTTCAGATGATTGCCCTGGTTTTATTGAAATATTTGGTAAACCAGAAGAACGTATTCAAATGATAAAGTGGTATTTGGATGCAGAAGGTGATTTAATTGGTGGTGATGTAAACTCACCAGATAACCTTTTCAATCCAGAAAACTTAACTGAAATGGAAGAGTTAATTAAGTCGCAAAAGCTACTTAAAGAACAAGAGACTTCAATGGCTGCTGAATTAGCAAAGATTAAAGACTTTGTTAAAGAGACTGGTGTAAAGTTTTAAGCTACTCTCATCCAAATATACGTACCATATATTGGTGGTACGTTATTGTGAGGTGTATCAGTCGTTGCATTTGACAGTGTTGTAAACGTAGTGTTTAAATCTAAACGCCAAGCTGGAGCTGCTTGTGGACCGTTTTGATAACCATTTGTTGAATTTGTATTCTGTAATTGTATCTGAAAGTCATGTGAGTGTGAAGCAATTTGAGTTTTATCTAACTGCACGTTATATTCACCTAAACTATTTGCAGGAGCAATACCGTAATTAGCAGTTACTATAACGTCACTTGCTGGCATATAAAAACTAACTTCACCAGGTTTACTATAATCTACTGGTTGACTAAAGCCTGAACCATTAACTGTAAAACCTAACAATTGATAACCTGCATATGCATTACCAATAATTACAACTGGATCATTGTAGTGATAACCACTTTCTGTTGTAGGGCCATAGCCAGTTTGATAAGAACAAGATCCTCCACCCACCGGATTGGTTAATAAGGTAACATAATGTACACCTGCAAGTGGAGAACTAACAGGTGTAAATGTACCTGTTACTGTCACGTTATTAGGAGGCATATAAAAACTAATTTGACCAAATACTGAAGTATCTACATCACCAAACGTTGTACCGTCTTGGTTTGTTACTGTCCAAGAAGAAAAATTGTACCCTGTGTTTGGAGTAGCTACAATAATAACTGGTTGGTTAGGTGTAAACCCACCGTAATTGTATGGTTCCCAACCTGATTTATATGTCACTGAACCACCTGCAACTGGGCTATTAACTAAATTTGTATAGTATAAATCTCCTGGAGGTGATCCTGCTGCAGCTGCATTAGCTCCTGGATAAAAGTATTCATTAGTTCTATTTTTATCCCCATTAATATATGGAGCTCCATTTTCATATGTATGACCAACTCCTGCTAATAATTGTCCTTGGCCAACTAAAGTCCAAACTGTATTAGCTATATATGTTCCTGGATTGACATTATCACTTGTACATTTAATACTACTAATTGGATATATTGCTAATGATAAATTTGTAAAAGCGTTATTAACTTGATTAACAATTAAACTTGAAAGGTAATTATATTCTGTTGTATTTTGAGACGATAAAGAATATAAAGAAGTAGATAAGAATGCTATTTCAGTGGTGTGTGCTGATATAGTAGGTGAGAAAGTAGCATTGTCGTAACCAAATATTAAATTATTAAACGATACTTGCTTTGTAATATTGTCTTGTTGAACAATAAACAAATCATTGCCTACAATTGTGCTTGTTTCTGGTAGATATAAAATTCCAAGACTTGATGACATGTTATGTTATTAGCTTACACGTTTCCAAACATAAACACCATAAAATGGTGGTACGTTATTGTGAGATTGATCACCATTAGCATTAGTAAAAGTTGTGTACGTTGTCAATGTATCTAATCTGTAAGCTGGAGCAGCTTGTGGACCATTTTGGTAACTCGTTGTTGAGTTAGTGGTTTGTAAATGTATTTGAAAATCGTGTGTATGAGCAGGTAACTCAGCTGCTAACAATGTATGGTTGTATTCACCAACGTTAAAATTACTTGCAGCATTTTCTTCACCAACCGTTAAACCGACACCGTTTTTATCTACACCATTACCTACACCAGCAACAAATAAACCTTGTGAAACTTGATCCCAACTTGTACCAAATATGTAAAGCCCTGGGTTAATACTATTTGTTGTAAACATTATACAATTTACTGGATATAATATGTTTAAAAAGTTAGCTGTAGCTGTTTGTACCGTGGTGTTTAGTAAGCTTTCTAATGAATTAACTTCACTATAAAGTTGTGATGATAAGGAACTTATATTTGTTGATAGTGATACAATATCAGTTGATTGACTTGAAATAGTTGAAGCAAAAGTAACGTTATCTAAACCAAATATTAAGTTCTGGTAATCTAACTTTTTTGCACCTGTTATATCTTCAATAACAAAGAAATCACCATTTTGAACCTCTCCGGCTACTGGTAATTGGTCAAAACTTAACGTTGCAGTTGACATATTAATTATTTATGTTATAATACTAGTATGGCTAAAATAGGTGTTGGCATAATAACATGCAATAGAAACGAATTTTTAAAAGGCTTACTAGCTACATTACCTAAAGATGTTATAGACGAACTAGTAGTAGTTAATGATGGTAAAGCTGAAAATCAAATAGAAGTACCAGGTACCTGGCTACAAAATGAAGTTAATATTGGTGTAGGTAAATCTAAAAACAAAGCAATGAAACACCTATATGATGTAGGTTGTGATTATATTTTTATAATTGAAGATGATATGCTTATTAAAGATAAATCTGTATTTGATAGATACATTAAAGCATGTGAAGCAAGTGGTATACAACACTTTAACTACGGGCCAGGTTCACCATTTAATCGTAAACAAACAATACAAAATTTTGATTTACATAATAGACATTTGTTAGATCAGCACAGTGAACCAAACCCAAAGCTTGTAATTGATTATGGCAATGATATAAAGATTGCTTTGTATGAACATACAGTGGCAATGTTTTCGTTCTTTACACGTAAAGTATTTGAAACTGTTGGTTATATTGATGAAAATTACTACAACGCTTGGGAGCACGTAGACCATACATACTGTATTATTAAAGCAGGAATGCACCCACCATTTTGGTGGTTTGCAGACATTGCAGATAGTGATAAATATTTGACAGAAGCACCTGGTGCAATTGATAATTCATCTATTGCAAACAAATCAGACCAGTGGCTTAAAAACGTCAATATGGGTAGAGAAATATATCTTAAAAAACACGGCCACTATCCAAATATGCCACCATACGTGACTAAAGAACAAGTCATACAGTCCCTGAAAGACATAAAAAGAAAATGAAATTAGGTATATGTCTAGTAGGTATAAGCCATCTCATACACGATCAAAGATGGCCTATCTCTAGATCATACCTCGATTGTAAAGAAAATTTTACAGAAGAAATACTCAAACCACTAGCAAAGTTTGATACAAAAATATATCTTACCAGTTACCTATCACCTGAAACTGGTAATATTATAGATTTTTATAAGCCAGAAGCTTGTCAATTTCTTAACATAAAAAGCTCACATCAAATTAAAACGTTCATTAAGAGTATAGAGCAGGTAGAGGCTGAAGATTTGGATTACGTTTTATTTACCAGGTTTGACATCTATTTTAACAAAGGTAAATTAAAGACGTTAAATTACAATTTAAACAACGTTAACTTTTTATGTCGTGAAAAAGATCATTGGGATAACATGAATTTCGTTAATGATTGCTTTTACTTTTTACCTACAAAACACTTATTACAGTTTAAAAAGGCGTGTGTAGCACTGTTAAGCAACCCACCAAGACCTGGGCTTATGGATATGCACGGGCTATATAAAATATTAACCAATTACCTTTCCACAGATAATATTTCTTTCATGACGGAAGAACATCATTTAAGTAGTAAAAATTCTATATACGAACTCAAGAGAAGAACACGTTGATTATATAAATCTATATATTATAATTGACAAATGGTTGTTTTAATATTATCCAATACAGCTAATCCTGAGTACTACATGATGTTGGAAGAGTGTATAAACTCTTTACAGGGATTTGAAGCTGTTGTCGTAGAAACTAACACTAAGCTAAAAGATAAAAACATACCTTTAGCTTCTAAAGCCAAGTTTATATTTCCAAATGAACCTTTTAACTACAATAGATTTCTTAATTTAGGTATTGAACAAATTAAGAGTGATAAAATTTTAATATCTAATAATGATGTCGTTTATCATAATGACAGTTTAATTAACTTGAGTTTAGCTCTTGACACGTTTGATTCAGTAAGCCCTAAAGATCTTAATAATCCTAAACACCAGTACTTCTTCCAAGACCCTATTGAAGGTTATGATATTGGGGTGCATGTAACAGGTTGTTGTATTGGTTTGACACGCAAGACTTTAGATACGATTGGTAAGTTTGATGAGACGTTTAAGTTTTGGTACCAAGATAATGACTATGCTAATTTACTTAAAAAGCATAACTTAAAGCATGCATTAGTACCTGAAGCAATGGTTACACATAAAGGTTTTAGTAGTCATAAATTACTTGGTGATAAATTAACTGATATGACTCACGGATTGGAAAGCACTTACAAGGAGAAGTGGTTTGAATGAAAATAGCACTACTTTGTCCTACAAGAAATAGAAGAAACAAACTTCTTACACTTATTGCAAGTTTAATAACTACCGTTAAGACTGACGGGGTGTATTTGGTATTAGGAGTTGATGAAGATGATCCAATTAAAAAATATTATGATTACCTTCAGCATAATGTACCTTTTATTAGAGTAATTACTTTTAAAAATAATGGTAAGTTTTTAGGATTGTCTACCATGTGGAATGAAATGGTAAAACAAACACAAGATGTAAACATTTATGCAATGATAGGTGATGATATGACGTTTTTAACTCAAGACTGGGATGTAGAAATAAAGAAAGAGTTTGAAAACGGCCCTAAAGACAATGTTTTAATGGTCCATTGTAATGATGGTATGAGAGGACCAGGTAACAAGTATGAAAATGTTAAACCGTTTTGTGTTAACTTCTTTGTACATAAAAAGTGCGTAGACGCATTAGGTTACTTTGTTGAACCTTACATTGAAAATATTCATCAAGACACATGGTGTCAAGTTGTTTATGATTCAGTAGGTAGGACAAAATATAGACATGACATTTTAATTAAACATTTACATGTTAGTGAAACGAAAGATAAAGTAGATCCAATCACAGATAACTTAGAGAAGTTAAGAGTTGGTATTTGGGATAATAATAATTGGATGACAACATATAGAAAAGAACTTGAAGGAGATGTAGCTAAGCTACAGAAATTAATTAAATGAAAAAGATAGGAATAATACAACCAGGTAGATTAGGTGATTTGTTTATATGTCTACCAATAGCTAAATACTACAGCAAGAAAGGCTATAAAGTTTATTGGCCAGTGATGGTAGATTATGTTAACTTAGCGCATTTCATTGCAGATTATGCAATTTTTATACCAGTAACAAGTGATGTTTACAAGTGTGTTGATGAAGCTAGAGATGCATTAAAGTATCACAAAGTAGATAAAGTTATAGATATAGCTGCAACCTTTCCTGGTAGTACATGCACAGAAGAGTATGTTAAATTGGGAGATGGTTTTGGTGAAGAAAAGTTTGATGAATTCAAATACAGATTAGCTAAAGTACCTTTTAAAAATAAATGGAATCTTCAATATACTAGAGATTTAGATAGAGAACAAGAAGTGTATGACTTATATGTAAAAGAGAAGAAGTATGATGTGGTTGGTTTAAAACATTCAAGAGGTGAAGCTAATGTACAAGTACTAAGTAAGAATCAAGTAATTCACATAAATGAAAAACACCGTATAGTGGATTGGCGTAAAGTGTTAGAGGGTGCTGAGCACATTGTACTTGTAGATAGTGCAATGGCTAATTTTGTAGAACAGTTAAACTTACCTAATAAGAAAACGTTAGTTACAAAGCCTGGTCAACCAACACCGACATTTAAAAATAAATGGGATATAAGATGAGAATTGGATTTACAATAATATTAAACGGTCTACATCATTTAAAGCATAATGATTATTACAAGACATTGTGTGATAATTTAGACTATTGGGTTTTAGTTGAAGGAGTATCGTTACCAACAGGATCAACATCTTGGTGTAAAGAGTTACCTGATGATATGCATAAAAACTTTTTATCTAATGATGGTACAACTGAATTTTTAGATAGCATTAAAAGTGATAAAGTAAGAGTAATTAGACCAAATAATAGAGCATGGAAAAATAAAGATGAGCAAGTTAATGCTGCTATAGCAGAAATAAAAACCATTACTGATGAATGTATGTTATGGCAAATTGACGTTGATGAGCAGTGGACATTGCAACAAATGAAAGAAGCTGAAACCCATTTAACTAATCATAATGGGAAAACAGGTTGTTTTTATTGTAACTACTTTGTTGGTCCTAGACAAATGGCGTATGGTCAATGGGGGGAAGGTAAGCATGAACCATACAGAAGGTTATGGGATTGGAAAGGTGAAGATTTTGAAACACATGAACCACCTAAGTTAAAAGGTAAAAATGGGCCTGGGTTATTATTAACTCAGCGTTTTAATCATTATGCTTACTATTACCCACAAGATGTTAAGTTCAAGGAAAAGTATTACGGAGGGTATGAAGGTTTATATCAAAGGTGGTTAAACGTGCAAGATAATAGAGATGTTATATCAATTAAAGAGTTGTTAGGACCAAACACCTGGTGGTCATTTACACAAACTTATATAAAATATGTATAATGCTTATTGAAGGAAACAATTTTATATCTCATTACCTTAAATTAGGTAAACCGTTATGCGCAGGTAAGATTGGCGTAACAGAGCTTAACTTAATGTACTGTGCTCATACAATAGAGAACGCAAATAGATTTCAACCGCAATTACAACATGAGGTTGAAGATATTGCTGGTTTATACCCTTATACAGTAGCTACTACATTAACATTCAATGATCATATTAAGCATGCACTTAAGCAAGTAGACTTAATACCACAATGGAATAAAGTTAACCCAATGTTTGAAAAGTTTGTATTTGAAGAGTATTGCCCTGAAGCAAGAATTACTGATTTGCAACATTTAGAGCCATACTTTTTTGAAAAGCCATGGACAAATTATCTTGATGGTAAAAAAGTTTTAGTGTTTAGTCCGTTTGCAGAATCTATTGAAAATAATTTTATTAATTTAGACAAGATATGGAACGGTCGTATAATTCCAAATTTTAGATTAAAGACAGTTAAGTATCCATTTGCATTGAAAATTTCTCCTAACCCAAAATATAAATCATCATTTGATATTTACGAAGAGTATTTAGAGATTTTACGCAATGAAGACTTTGATGTTGGTATATTCGGGACTGGGTTCACCTCATTGCTGTTTGCAGCTGAGTGTAAACGTTTAGGAAAAACAGGTATTCATTTAGGTGGTTCAACGCAAATATTATTTGGCATCAAAGGTCAAAGATGGCTTGATATACCAGAATTTGCACCCTTCTTTAATGAGTATTGGACAACACCTTTAGAATCTGAAAAACCAGAAAAGAGACAACTTGTTGAAGGTGGATGTTATTGGGCATGAGTGTTTTTATTCAATATGATGAATGGGGTAGGATGGGTAATAGAATGTTTCAGCTTGCGTTTGGTTATATTTTAGCTAAACAAAAAGGTGTAAAATTATATCATACAGGATTACCTAACTTTGAGATAACACCAAGTGTATTAGGCGTTACACCGGTTAACGCCATATATACTAGGTCTTACGGAGACAATTACGTTGACATGAGTGAGTTGTTAGAAACTAATAGAGACATAGTTATTAATTCATTTGTACAAAAAGCAGAATATTACACACCCTATAAGCAAGAACTTAAAACGTTTTTCAATATCAGACCATATACGATTAATAGAGATAAATTGGTAATGCATATTAGAGAAACTGATTACCAAATGATTAACCAATTTCTAGGTTATGAAGTGTATAAACAAATTATAGAAAAATCTGGGTTTAAAACTGCAACCATAATAACAGACAATTCTGAATGCGAGACAGTTAAGAAACTACTAGCAGATGGGTGCATTTTAAATAGTGAAGGAGTTGTTAAGGAATTTAATACCGTTAGTGATGCAAGAGCAATGAATGATTTTGACACGTTATTACAAAGTGCTAACATTGCATTATCTCAATCTTCATTCTCATGGTGGGCAGCATTCTTAGGTGAGCATGATAAAATCATATTTCCAAGTGTATGGAATAAAGGCCAGTGGAAGGCTAACCCTGGTAAAGATGATGTTAATTTATGGTTGAATGACAATAATTGCATTCGCTATAATATTGATAATAAGTAACTCTTACCTATATAAATTATATGTTTACATTCAGTGCACTAATGAATAATAGCTCTGGCTATAAAGAAAAGAACTTACCTGAAAAATGGGCAATTTTAGAAAAACTATACGAGCAAAACATTAAACCAAAAGGTGAAGAAAAGATACCAAAAATTATTCACCAAATTTGGTTAGGTGATGCTATACCAAATGCGTTGTATGATATGATGGATACCATTAAAAAGGTTAACCCTGGTTATGATTACAAACTTTGGACAGATGTTGAAGCAGAAGAATTCATGTTTGAAAACAAACAGTTATTCAACAAGCTGAGAAATTTAGGTCAAAAGTCAGATGTATTGAGATATGCTATTTTGTTAAAGTATGGTGGCATTTATTTAGATACAGATTTTATTGGTATTAAATCTTTTGACGAACTATTGCATTTAGATTTCTTTACTGGAGTTTCTTACGATAAAGAACCAACTTTATTCAATGGGTTAATTGGTTGTGTACCTAACCATGAATTAATGGCTGATTTAAATAACATAGAAGAAGCAAGAGATGGTGATGGAATGGAAATTATTAAGACTACGGGGCCTTGGTATATGACTAAAAAGCTTTTCAGAAAGATTGACAAGCTAAATAATATTGTGGTTTTACCTGTAGCATATTTCTATCCATATCCTAATTTTGATAGAGATAGAACTAAAGGCACTGATTACAACGAGTATACAACAATTAAAACAATTTGCGTACATCTATGGAATTCAAGCTGGAATTAAAAGAAAGTGATTTTATCTCTGGTGAAAGAATCCAAGAAATAGCTCACGTAACCTATTTTGGTACAACTAACGATAACATACCAAAACAACTCTTAAACACTAAAACAGTTTTAAGAGATAGGTTTGACTTCTATGTAAAGGATAATGAGACTATTGTTTATGTTTATGGGCATGACTTGGATTTGTTTTTTAGAGAAGCATTTCCAGAAATTGATCACTCAATAAAGTTAATATCTCATAATACAGATTACCCAGTTGATAGTAAGTATATACAATACTTGGATGATGATAAAATTATTAAATGGTATGCACAAAACGCTATACTAGATCATCCAAAGTTAGTACCTGTACCTATTGGTATTGCAAATAAACAATGGCCTCATGGCAATATAGATAACTTCTTACATGTGATGAGGTTAGATAATAAAAAAGAAAACGTAGTATATAAAAACTTTGATATTGGTACTAATATGGGAGTAAGAAGTAGAGTAAACCAAATTACTAATCAAAACAACATTTTTATGGATAGAACATATCCACATACTGAGTATTTACAAAGAGTAGCTAAAAGCTTATTTGTAATATCCCCACCAGGTAACGGTATTGATTGTCATAGAATTTGGGAAGCATTATATCTAGGTACAGTGCCAATAGTAGAGAGAAGCCCAGCTTTTAGAAACTTTACTGATCTACCTATTCTGTTTATAGATAAATGGGAGGATGTTACTTTAGATTTTGTTAAAGCTCAGATACCTTACTTTTACGGTGGTCATAAATTTGATTTAACAAAAATAACTTTACCTTATTGGAAGGCTCTTATAAATGAATAATTTTGGTATAATTTGCAACGACGATGTTAACAAAGTCGGTCATTTATTGTTTAATAACTTTAAATTAGCTTTAATAAACATCTTTAAATGTAACTTAATTGACATTGTTATACCAATTCAAATACCGCAACATAATATAAAAACATTAATAATTGTAGATGAACATTATGAACCAAATGTAAAGGTTTGGAGAAATGATGAGTTTATTAGAACTTTAAACGATAATAAAGTTAAGGTTATAGTTTTTAATTTTGAAAGAATATACAACTCAAGCTTTCCATGGAATGTAGAGCATCAAAAAATGTTAGAAAGGATTAATAACTTAACTCAGTTTGTGAGTGATATTGATGATGCTAAATTAATGAACAAGCAAGTTATTAATAAACAGCACTTATCGGTACATACTAATTTAAATGTCATACCATTAGAAAAGAAAGAAAATAAAGTAGTCTTTATAGGTCAAGTTAATGATTATTACCCAACAAGAAAAAGAGTTATAGAACAAGTTAAAAAAATACTTGACATGGATGTGATTGTAACAGACCGTAAATTAATGTATAAAGATTTTCTAGAGACACTTAACAAATACAAATACGTTTTTAATCCTCTAGGCACTGGTAAATTTATTAATTTGAGATTTTACGAAGCCATCACTTTAGGTTGTATACCTATTCAAGAAATTAGAGATGATATGATTAGTTGGTATCCTGAGTTAATGCACAGTGTTAATTTTACATCTGTAGATAAAATAGATTTTGATAAAACTATAGTAAAATATGATAACAGATATAAACTAGAAGATTATTTAAAAGATATTAAAATAGAGACATACTTTGAATGATTAAAGTTATTATATTTGATTTAGATGGTGTATTAGTTAGCTCAAAAGAGCTACACTATGAAGCACTTAACAGGGCTCTTTTTAATGTAGACTCAGATTTGCCTATATCTTTTGAAGAGCATATCGGTAAATATGATGGTTTAAGTACGCGTAAAAAGTTAGAAAAACTAACAAAAGATAAAGGGTTATCAGAAAAGTATCACGATAAGGTTTGGGAAGATAAGCAAATAGAAACTTTAAGATTAATTAAAAAATTTAAACCTGATTTAAGAATTCAATCCATTCTTAAATCTTTAGCTCCTAATTATAGGCTTGCATGCTGTACAAATTCAATAAGAGAGACAGCAAAGTTGCAATTAGAGAAGAAAGGCTTTGTAGGTTATTTTACCAAATTGTATACCAATGAGGATGTAAAACAAACAAAACCAAACGCAGAAATATATATGCGTTGTATGTTAGACCTTGAAGTTAACCCAGACGAGGTTATAATAGTAGAAGACTCATTTATTGGTAGAAGAGCAGCACAAAGATCTGGTGCACATGTTTTACCAGTAAACACTCCAGAAGACTTAACACTTAAATTAATACAAGACTTTATTATGAAATTAGAAAACAAAACCCCAAACCATAAATGGAAATCAGATAAACTTAATATTTTGATTCCAATGGCAGGTGCAGGGTCTAGGTTTGAGAAAGCCGGTTACACATTCCCAAAACCTTTAATTGATGTTAAAGGTAAACCTATGATTCAAGTTGTAGTAGAAAATCTAAACATGGACGCTAACTACCACTTTATTGTACAAGAATCTCATTTACAAAAGTATAATTTAGATCAAATGTTAAAACTTATTACACCTAAAAGCACTTGCATTGCTATTAACGGTATGACAGAGGGAGCTGCATGTACAACTTTAAAAGCAGAACAATATATTAATAATGACAATCCTCTTATTATTGCTAATTCAGATCAGTTTGTAGAATGGCAAAGTGATGAGTTTATGTATAACATGATTACAAGTAATGTTGATGCTGGTATATTAACTTTTAAAGCTACACACCCTAAATGGAGTTTTGCTAAAGTAGATGATAATGGGTTTGTTACTGAAGTAGCTGAAAAGAAACCTATTAGTGATATTGCTACTGTAGGTATATACTATTGGAAAAAGGGTAGTGATTACGTAAAGTACGCAAAACAAATGATTGAAAAGAATATAAGAGTCAATAATGAGTTTTATGTATGCCCTGTATTCAATGAAGCAATACAAGATAGCAAAAAGGTAAAGGTGTTCAACATTGATAAAATGTGGGGCATTGGTACTCCGGAAGATTTAACCGTATTTTTAAACAATGCTAATTATATCCCATAGAGGCAATTTAGAAGGCCCACAACCTGAGCTAGAAAATAACCCTGAACATATTAAAGAGGTACTTAAAAAGTATCACTGTGAAGTAGATGTCTGGAAAAAAGGCGATTGGTTTTTCTTAGGCCATGATCAAGGGCAATACTGTGTGTATGAAGACTTTTTTAAACATCCAAGGTTATGGTGTCATGCTAAAAACCTTGAAGCATTTGAGTGGCTATTAAAGAAAAAGGTTAAATGCTTTTACCACAATACTGATGATTACACACTGACAAGTAATGGATATATTTGGACTTTTCCAGACAAGCCAGTTTCAAAGAAATGTATTATAGTTGACAAGAGTAAGGATTGGAAAAAGAAAAACTATAATTGTCATGGTGTTTGTGTTGATTATGTATAGGAACCATATTACAATCGTAGTATGATTATTAACGATATTCCTGTATACGACGGCTTATTAATTCATAAACGTTTTGCTTATAACTATTTCAGAAAGAAAACCTTACCTATTGGTAACATTGTAGCATTTAGAGCTCCAATGAATGTCCAAGCAGAGGGTATGATTGATAGTGAAGATGTATTGCAAAACGATTATATCTATAGTGATGATGCAATTAACTTCTGTTGGGAAATACCTAACTTAGATCCATTTGGTGCAGTTGCATATCAAAGACTTTTTAATACGCAAATTGCTATGATTTTATCAAATCGTTATCTTAAGAAGCCAATTGAGGTAGATGGTGATGATTTTATGGTACATGACCAGTTTGAAGGTAGTGATGGTGCATTGCAAAAGGTAGGTAAGTGCAGTGTAAGTATCACGTACTCAAAAGATAATGTAGCAATTGGCCATACCGGTATTAATGTTAATGCAGGACGTAAAGCACCAGCATTTGCATATAGTACCAAATTAACTGATGAACAAGCAACTCAATTTATGAAAGATGTTATTGATTTGTTTTATGCATTAAATGATGACCTCTTTATAGCTACGACAAAAGTTATTACTTGATGACAATATTTGATTATTTAAATTCTATACTGTTTAGTAAGAAGAAGATAGAGCTGAACTGTGATGACGAGTCACAGTTCAGTATTTTTATGGTTAATAGATGGAGTTCTTTTTATTCAAAAGATGCTGCAATTTATATTAACCAAACTACTAATACGTACGCAAATTTGTTTAACAGTAAACAAGAACAGTATGATATGTTGCACCACGTACTTCCTAGACTAAAGTACAAACGTCTAGATTACGTGAAAAAGGTTAAGAAAGAGGACGCAGAAAAAGATAAACCTTTGATACCGGAGTTTATGAGCCAAAGAGAGTACCTCCATAACGTTGAATTAGAGAAACTCATAGCTAAATAAAATTATATGAGCGGACAAGTATCAATTGATAAATTAGCAACGAAGAGAAGTTTAATAGACTTAGATAGCTACGGTAAGGGTAATTTTGGTCTTGGTGACGACTTTATCTTATCTAAACTATTTGATGATATTATTTTAGTAGAATTTATTGATGAAGTAAATGATAACTCTGGCGATGCTATTAAAAGAAATGGTATCTTCGTACCAACCAATGCTCTTATTAAAGCATGGAGAAAAGCTCAAGTAGTATTAACCGGTCCAAGTGTAACACAATGTAAAGTAGGTGATATTGTTATATTTCCAAACGATAAAGGTGCAGCAGTATCTAACATTGAAGTTGATGGGCATGGTAAACTAAAGAAAGGTGTATTCTTAAACGAACTTAGAATCTTCGGTGTATGTAAAAAGGTAAAACAAGAATCAATTGCAGAAAACGTAGAATTAATTAATGAAGACAACGTTGCCCAACCTGAAAAACCTACTAAGTCAAAACGTGTGTGAAATAGTGTTTGCTAGACGCAGACCTAAGCCAGATAAACCACCAGTAAGACGTATGCTTTGTACTTTAGATGATAACATTCTAAATAGTACAAACGGAAGATTGTCTTTAAACTATAAACCACCAGGAGGTGCTATGCCATATAATCCAGAAACTAAAAACTTATTATTAGTATGGGATATATTCATGCAAGATTGGAGAATGGTGAATATGGACGCTTGTGATTTAGTAAACACAATACCGGAAAACGAATTTTGGAATTATTTTAACAATACTCTTTTGAAGATGTCTCCTCAACAAAAGATGACTTACATGGACTCATGATCGATAAAACAGAAAAAATGATCAACAATTTCCTGCAAAGGAATATAGTTTTTTACATTAACAGTGAAAAACCGATGAAGTCCGGTAAGCTTTTAATCTTCAAGTTTAAAGATTTTTATTTTAATTTTATTATTAAATCTGATAACGTTACAAAAACGTTTGAAATTCCATACCCTTTTAAAGTAGAAGAAGGTCCTAATTGTTTAAAGTTTTCATATACAATGGAAGATTTTTCTCAAAAGAATATAGATTTGCTTATTAAAGCAAAGTTACTCAAACCTAAAAAAAGAAATAAATTATACAACTCTACAGTTGTTTTATCTGCACTTAACTAATATAATTAGGGGTGTACAGTCGATTCCTTACCAAATTTCCAGATGGCTACAATCCTAGTAGTCAGCAAATTGACCTTATTAAGCGTATAGAGGATGCTTATGCAAAAGGTTACAAATACGTTATATGTACTGCACCTACAGGGTCAGGTAAAAGCTTTATATCAAAGACTTTAGGTAACGTTTCAAATAAATGTACTGATGAGTTTAAAAGGCTTATTACCTCTTACGATGCCTTTAAACAGGACTATGTTGGTAATCACGTACATGAAATAGATTGCTTAAAAGAACCTAGCCACGGTACTTTTGCACTTACTATTACTAAATCATTGCAAGATCAGTATAAGCAATTGTTTGACGACTCTTCGACACTCAAAGGTAAAAGTAATTACCAGTGTGAGGTTAATACTGACGTGGACGTTGAGAATGCACCGTGTCTACTATTGCCAAAGTTAAAAGAAGAGTGTTGGTCAACTAATAAGTGCCCGTATTATAATGCTCGTAACAAAGCATTAATTGATCAGTTTAGTATTCTAAACTATAAGATGTTTCTATCTTTACCAGGACATGTAAAACGTAAAAATTTTATTGTATGTGATGAAGCATCTGAATTAGAGGATGAACTTGTAAAACACTTCTCGGTATTTGTTGAGCCTGAAAGGTTTAAGTTATTAGGGGTTAAAATACCTTTACTTTATTCAGAAGATATGCAACATGTACGTACCTGGCTTACAACATTAATGGCGACGTTAGGTGAACATATTGATTCATTAACTTCAAAGCATAATCATAAAAATGCTACATTAAACATTAATGATAAAATAAAATTAAATTATTTTAAGAACTTTCACCGTACATTAAACTTAATTGACAGTACATGGGAAAATTGTGAGTATGTGGTACAGCGTGAAAAGAGTACAGTAAGAATAACCCCCTTACGTGTAGATGTTTTATCAAAGTACGTATTTGACTATGCTGAAAATGTTTTGTTAATGTCAGCTACAATTGTTGACCATAAAAACTTTGCAAAAACTTTAGGTATTGATCAATACAAATATATTGAGGTAGATAGTACCTTTGATAGTAAAAAAGCTCCTATATACGTTTCAAATGTAGGTAGACTTAATAAACAAAATATTGATAGAAATATGCCAAAGATAGCAAAAGTTATTAAAGACATTTGTGAATCTCACGGTAAAGAAAAAGGTATTATACATACACATACTTTAGATATTACCAAACAATTACAGAAACATTTAAAAGGGGATAGATACTTGTTTAGAGATAACGAATCTAAAAACGATAATATATTATCTAAACATTCCAAATCTAAAGAGCCTACTATTATAGTGAGCCCGTCAATGACGTTCGGTATTGACTTAAGAGATGATTTAGCAAGATTTCAAATAATAGTTAAAGCTGCTTATTTACCTTTGGGTGATAATAGAATAAAACGTTTGTTTGATGAAGATAAAGAATGGTATACTGATAAGATGCTCATTAATTTAGTACAAGCTTGTGGTAGAGGTATAAGAAGTAAGGACGATTATTGTACGACTTATATTATAGACCAAGCTATTACAGACGCTGTTATTGCTAACAGAGCTAAGTTACCAAAGTACTTCGTTGATAGATTTGCATAAATATAAATGTGCAGTCATTTAAACAACATCACACTCAAATGTTAGAAGAGGGTAAATTTGGTAACATACTAAAAGCAGCCACGTTAGCTACTATGGTTGGTTCTTCTGCCCCAGGTATGCCAACGCATGACAATAAAGTAGATACAAGCATACAACAAGCTGCAAACCCAACACCTAGTACTAGAGTAAGTAGTGAAGCTATTTTTAAACAATTAGTAAAACACGAAGGTTACAAAAAACATATATACAAAGATACAAAAGGAATACCTACCATTGGTATTGGTTTTAATTTAAACGATAAAAACAATCAGCGTATATTAGCTAAGTATGGGATTTCTAATCATGAATTGCATAACGGGTTAAGTGATATGGAAATTAGACAATTGTACAATGATACCGTACAGATTGCTATTAAAAATGCTAAACACTTTGCACCTAATTTTGATTCATTACCGAGCAACGCACAGTTAGCTTTAATTGATTTATCTTTCAATTTAGGTGCTAATAAACTAAATGAGTTTAAAAATTTAAAGCACGCTGTAGCAAATAAAAACTTTCATGCGGCAGCTGCAGCTTTAAAAGATAGCAAATGGTACCGTCAAGTCGGTAATAGGGGTATTGATTTAGTTAACCAACTTAAAAACGCTTCTTCTTAAGAATAGTTTTTTTACTTGCTTTAATATTTTTAGGTAACGTGCCTACAAATGTATTCATGTGAGTGTTTGTATCACCCCAAAAACCACTTGCAGCATCTGTTGTACCACTACTTTGATTATCACTATTAAACACATTGTTCATGTGTCCATGTGATTTTGATCTACGTGCTGTTATACGGCGTTTCGTATCAAACGGAACGCGAAAATCTTCATTTACTTTTTTTTTTAGGTTTAGCGCCTAAACCTTTATATCTATCACCGATTTTTTTAATGTATGGGTTTTTAGATAGACCAAGTTTGCTTTTTTCTTTTTCAGAAACTTTAGCATCTTTTTTCATTTCAGCTTTTACTTCAGCTTTTTCTAACCATTTAGGTTTATGAGCTTCTTTTAAGATTTCATTTACTATGGTATCAAACTTCATATAGTATTATTTATTATTAACATTAACGTTTATTATAAATCTTGCTCCAACAGTTGGAGATGTGCTGGTATGATACCTATTACCGTTAAAGATTAAAACTCTACCTTTTTTAGGCTTAACTCTGGCTAACTCTTTAAAGCCAAGTTTAGCAGGGTCTATATCTAAACCTTTAAATGGTACTTCTTCTGTTGTTTTATCAAACAATACCGTATCACCATCAGCATCATTTACATAGTATAGAAACACTGAGTGGGGTTCATCCAAATCTATATGTACACAATCATACTGTTTAATAAACTTTTTATCTAATGGTAATAAACAAAATCCTCTAGCTTGTAATACCTCATTATATTGTATGTTAGCTTTCTTAGCAATTTCTTCTATTAAAGGTACAACAACATCGGTATATACATCTTCTTTAACGTTTGTAAAATTATTGTAAAGAGGTAAACTAAATCCCATAGTACTATCATGCCTTACATCTTCCCTTCTAACTGAACAGACGTTAACACGAAAAGCCCAAGAATTTTGTTTAGTTATAGTTTCTTCAAGTAAGTCTTGAAAATTCTTCTTAACAACGTCATCAATGATGAGATATTCTTTACCGTCAAACATTATTTCTTTTTTCTAATATTGTCTGCAAACTGAGCACGCTTTCTTTCTAACTTGGTGCCTGTTTTTTCTAAACGTTTAAGTTCACTTACTGAAATTTTTTCGCCTTTCTTTTTATGTTCCTGTTTTCTAAGTGCACCTTTTTTGATGCCTTTAACTGCTTTTTTTACCCAGTTCTTTTTAGATTCATTTAAGATTTCGTCAACTAATGTATTGAATTTCATACTATTATTTATATAATCAAGTATGGTTAAAGTCTCAAGTAAAAAGGTTACATGTGTAGTTACAGGCAAGTCTACTGCTTACGCCGGTGAATACCTACAGAAAAAAATAGAAGAATACGGTGGTGAAACTTCTTTAGACAAATATTACGTTTGCAAAGAAGTTAGAGCGTTACTAAAAAAAGGGTATAAAGTTAACGACATACGTAAGATATTAGATGTGCCTGGAGATGTAGACCCGTTACCGGAAGATGTAATTAATGAAATAGAAAAAGATTATCAAAAGACGTCTTTTAAGGTAAATGACATAAGCAGTCAATCTTTAAGCACCATTACAAATTTAACTTACGATAAATCGGATGAAGACGTTGAATCCTTCATAAATGCATATATAATGAATAAGTCATGAAAGAGTCCCGCATCTTAACATTAAATTCAAATCATTCTATAGCTATAAAAAACTCCCGAACCGGTCAGACAATTAAGATACTAACCGTTGATGGTGAAATTATAGGAGGGCCTAGCGTATCTGGAGATACAGGTTACGTTAGTGTTAAAAAAGGTGGTGTAAACAAAACGTATGTATATGATATGACAAAAGGAACAGTTATAAAAATTTTTACTACATGATTGATATTGAAACAGTTAATAAACCAATTGATTATTCTGCTTATAATTTTGTAAGCAGTTTAAAAGAGTATCCTATTTTATTTTTAGGTTTCGTAATTAAAAACCAATATGATAACCTGAGAGTTAATATTGAAGAAAATTATAAGCCTATTAATTTGCTACATTTTAGCAAAGATAGGCAATCTGTTACCGCTCTCAAAGGTATTAAACTAATACCAAATAATAATGTAAAAAAGCTTTATAATGCAATAAAAGTACAAGAGCAACTAGCAATGAATTTAGTTATATACGAAAATCTATTAAATCAGTATGGTTTTGCTTGTAAAGAGACTTACGGGCTTTTTGCTCCAGGTATGTATCCAATAGACTTTACTAATTTAAAATCTATTTGCGATAACGATTTTAATGGAGATAAAAAAATATTTCAACATCTTTTAGGGTTAGATGAAAAGGTTTTTGACTTTCAAAAATTTTCTTCCTTAAAGTTATTCATACTAACAGTATGAACCCCGAACCAACAATAAATAATATACCTATGATTTTTAATGAACAGATTTCACGCAAACCGAATCGCTATCCATGGACGGAAGATTTTATAGAATCCATGCATAACGGTTTCTGGACTGACAAGGAGTTCAGTTTTAAATCAGACGTGCAGCAATTCAAAGTTAATTTAACAGACCAAGAAAGGGAAATTATTATTCGCACCCTCTCTGCTATTGGTCAAATAGAAGTAGCTGTAAAAACTTTCTGGGCAAAGTTAGGAGAAAATTTACCTCACCCATCGTTACAAGATTTAGGCTACGTTATGGCTAACACAGAAGTTATTCATAACAATGCATATGAAAGATTGATTACAGTTTTAGGACTAGAAGACGTATTTGAAGAAAATTTAAAACTAGAATGGATTGAAGGACGCGTAAAGTATCTCAAAAAGTACACGCACCGTTTTTATAAAGATCATAAAAAGCAATACCTATACGCTATTATTCTTTTTACCTTATTTGTAGAGAACGTTTCTCTGATGAGCCAGTTTTATATCATTAACTGGTTTGCACGTAATAAAAACGTACTCAAAGATACTGACCAGCAAGTAAAATATACACGCAATGAAGAAAATATTCATGGCTTGGTTGGTATGAAAATTATCAATACTATTAGAGAAGAATATCCTGAGCTCTTTGATGATGAACTCATGGAAAAGATACTTGGTGAAGCAAAAGAGGCTTACGAATGTGAAGCCAAAATTGTTGACTGGATGGTTAATGGTATTAACGCAGACGGGCTAACTGCTGCACATCTTAAAGAGTTCATTAAAGATAGAATAAATGAATCTCTCAAAGGTATTAATTTCCCCACTGTATTTGAAACAGACCAAAAGTTACTTAAGGATACTGCGTGGTTTAATGAAGAGCTGTTAGGTAATAACATGACTGACTTCTTTCATTCACGTCCTGTCGAGTATTCAAAGAAATCTCAAAGTTTCTCTGAAGACGACCTGTTTTAATCTAAACCTTATACTATAATACAACTATGTCAAACAAAGATATCTATTGGCTAAATAATGACTCACGTAAATTTCTTGCAAGAGGTTACCTATTAGAAAACGAAACCGCAGAACAACGTATTAGAGATATTGCTGAAAAAGCAGAATACTATCTCAACTTACCTGGTTTTGCAGATAAGTTTGAAGGTTACATGCATAAAGGGTTCTACTCTTTGGCATCACCAATTTGGGCTAATTTTGGACGTAAACGTGGTTTACCTATTTCTTGTTTTGGTTCTTATGTGGATGATGATATGGATGCTATTCTTTATAAAATAGCTGAAGTAGGTGCAATGTCCAAATCAGGTGGTGGTACATCTGGTTACTTTGGTGCTATTAGACCCCGTGGTACTCCAATTGGTTCAGGTGGTGAGTCAACCGGTGTGCATCATCAATTGACAGTATTTGAATCCTTAACAGATTATATTTCACAGGGTAATGTACGTAGAGGTTCTTTTGCAGCTTACTTACCAATTGATCATAAAGACATTGAAGAGTTTCTAAACATTAGAAAAGACGGTGATGCAATTCAAAACCTTTCAATTGGTGTTTGTGTTACTGATAAATGGTTTAAACAAATGGTTGACGGTGATAAAGAAAAGAGACGTATTTGGGGTTTAGTAATTAAGAAGCGTTTTGAAACTGGTTACCCATATATCTTTTTTACTGATAATGCAAATAGACAAGCACCAAAAGTTTATAAAGATAAAGGGTTAAAAATTAACCACAGTAATCTTTGCACTGAAATTATGCTTTCAAACGGTGTTGATGAATCGTTTGTTTGTGATTTGTCTTCGTTAAACTTTGAAAAGTGGGATGAATGGAAAGATACCGATGCAGTAGAAACTTTAGTTTACTTTTTAGATTCTGTAATGACAGAGTTTATTAATAAGACTGAAGGTATGAAGTTCATGGACCATCCAAGAAACTTTGCTGTTAATCAGAGAGCTCTTGGTATTGGCGCATTAGGCTGGCATACTTACTTACAATCTAAAATGATTGTATTTGAGTCTATGGAAGCTAAACTTTTAAATACACAAATTTGGAAGTTTGTGCGTACTAAAGCAGATCAAGCATCGGAGCAATTAGCTAAAGAATATGGTGAACCGCCTTTATTAAAAGGATATAATCGTCGTAATGTAACTACATTAGCAGTTGCACCTACAACATCTAGTTCGTTTATTTTAGGCCAAGCATCACCTTCTATTGAACCTCTTAACTCTAATTACTTTACAAAGGATTTAGCTAAAGGTAAATTTACATACAGAAATCCGTACTTAGAAAACTTATTACAAAGTAAGAACAAGAACACTGAAGCTGTTTGGAAGTCTATACTAGTAAAAGGTGGTTCAGTACAACACTTAGAGTTTTTAACGCAAATAGAAAAAGATGTGTTTAAGACTTTCGGTGAAATTAGTCAGAAAGAAATTGTAATACAAGCAGCAGCTCGTCAAAAATATATTGATCAAGGTCAATCATTAAACTTAATGATACCACCAGATACTAAGCCAAAGGATGTAAATGACTTACTTATCTTTGCTTGGGAAAATGGTATTAAGAGTTTATATTACCAACGTTCAGCTAACCCAGCACAAGAATTAGCACGTTCTATTTTAACTTGCTATAGTTGTGAAGCTTAATATATATTATTGTGGACGGTAAGTGCTCCTGTAATAACATTTCATATAAAGAAATATGCCACATCGTTAATAAACACGACGATGTGAAATCTATACTTGATTTACAGCAATATTGTCATTGCGCTGATAGATGCAGTGGGTGTGTAGATGATATTAAACAAATAATAGATTTGTTTAGAAAAGAAAAATAATTACTTTACACCATGCACTCTTCTTGATGAAGTTACTGGTGAAGTGTTTTGATTAATTTCTTTAGCATCATTTCTTACATCAGAGTTTACATCGTACAATGTAAGAGGAATATTTCTAAACACGTGAGAGTGATCACTTATTGCAATTGCATTAGGATTAGAAGCTAATCCGGTAACGTTTACGAACGGTGCAACTATATAACCACCAACATTACCGTTTTGATCTACCTTTAACCCTGTGGTAGCTGCATTTATTCTAGCTACAACAGCAGCTAATAGCCCACCAGCACCACCACCCGCAGCATCTGCTGTAGCTCCTGTAGCTGCATCAGCTTCACTTAATTGTGTAATTTGAGCCATTTGAGGTGATGTCTTAATCTGGAAGTTAATAGGGCCAATTAATGTAACACCTTCTGTAATTGTACCTGGTTGTATTTGACCAAATGCTGTTGTAGGTTGAGTTACTTGATACTCTGCAGGTGCAGTTACGTGCTGGACAAATAATTCACCTTCAACAGAAACTGCCCCGCCTACTACAACGTTATTAGTTACACCTAAACTGTTTTGAATTAAAACTTGCTTTTGTTTTGTATTGCGTAATGATAATATTTCTGCAGATATATTAACTGTTTTAGCATTAATATTAATTTCATTTTCACTAGAAACGTTTACTTGTTCACCAGTTACATTAGTTACCGTGCCAGTAATGTTAGTTGGACCCATTGACTTTAAGTTTAACCCACCAGCACCGACCATTACATTATACCTATTACATACATTTAAGGTGTAATCACCACCTGGTAAATCTTGCACATGTACTAATTCAATTAATGGGCTTGGTGAATAATTTACATATGTGCCTAAATCATCAATTAACATTTCACTTGGTAACATTTTACCTACTGCGTCGTAACGAATGCTACCGTAATCATTAACTGTTAATCCAATTGTTTCAACCTTATGTTTAGCAATTTGTATTATTTCACTACCACCAATACCTAAGTTCTTTTCAATTTGAGTTAACGTTGGTAATGTAGCTTCAGTTAATTGTTTGATTAAATCTTTTCTAGGATCTATTAACCAATTACCACCTTGCGATGATGGACTTAAACCAGGTACACCGCTCCAAGTAATACCACTTTCTTCTGTATAGTTTACTAAACTAGGAAATACTGTAGGCTGTGCTGGTAAAGAAACTACATTTAATCTTAACGGACCATTTGCAAAACTATTAGCAATATCACCCATAGTTTTGGTTATAAGATCAGGTAAGAATGAAGAATTTTCGTTTAATGCGTAATATGTTTGATTGATTGCTGGGTGAGGAGCAAAAGTACCTACTCTAGTTTGGTTAGGACTGTTTCTCTTTATTACAACATTACCATAAGGATCTTCTACATTGCTTGGTACTGCTCTTTGTATTTCAAATAACTGCTTATTGTCTTGAATAGGAGCATAAGTAGATTTCCAACTTTCCATTGCATCTGCTGCACTTAAGCTTCCTATTTTTGTGTATCTATCTCTTATAACGTTTTCGTCTAATGATTTACCTACCCAAATATTTTTAAAGCCCCTTGTAGTTTCATAACTATCATTTAAGGTTAATTTTTGATCATTATTAACTGCTAACTCAATATTAGCTTGATTATTAAACTCTTTAAATGAACCAGAATAGTGGGTAAACTTTAAACTCTCTTTTAAATCAGTATTGGTTACTTCTATAGTACCACCTTTTTGATTTATAACGTATTTGTTTCTATATGTTTCAACGTTTACATCATTAGGTGTAACTGCAGAACTTTTGTTTTCGTACGTTTCAGGGTAATCTATACCTGGTGTTTCATAAGAATTGTATATACCAGACCAATCTACTTCACCTCTTGATACTGCAAAGTAAACAGGTAATGTTGGGTTACCTTCTCTAAAAAATACCCATACATGGCTACCAACAGCTGGTATACCAAATGAACCTTTTGCTCTATTAGAGTAAGTGCTTGGAACGTATTCGTAAGCAAGAGGATTTGGTCTGTTAATATTATCTGCTGCATTAACAAATGCGTCAGTTAATCTATTGTTAGGGTCTTCAAAAAAAGCTCCTGGTTTACCTGGTGTATCAGCTGCACTAGAAGTACTTTGTGAAAAGGTATTATAGTAATTTGAATCTGATATATTAGCAAAGTTGTTATAATTGTTATACCTACCACTAGTGTCTTCACTAGTTAAAGGAGATGCACAATAAGCCCAAGGTAATACTATTTTTAATTCTTCAATGATTGGAGTTAAACCTTGATAGTTGTTAGCAGCTCCACCAGACAAAGTTGCCTGTATCGTGGTATCTAAATTAGCGCCTATAAACTTAAACTTTTTGTTTTGTTTGTTATTGACCCATTTACTATATACAGTTGCAGATACGTGAGGTACAAACACCTTTACTTTACCTGCTCTATCAGGGTCATCGTTTTGTATTACTATACCAACGTAATTACCGTAAAACTTTTTAAATTCTTTCATTGTATTGTGTTAATTATTGTCGGTGGTACTATTGGTGCTGCACCTAATTCCGTTACCACAGACGATTGCATTACAGCATTATTTATAGAGTTATTTTTATCAACAACTGCTTGAGCAGCATTGTTGATAGCTTGTTGTGTAACGTTAGCAGTAAATTCTTTATTATATGCTGGATCTTCTTGTAATCTCTTTATTTGAGAATTAGTTAAGTTAGTTGTGCTGTTAGTAATGGTGCTGTTAATTGAAGCTTGTACTGCACTCACCTGTGCAATTGTTTGTGTATTACCACTAGCTACTTTTATTTCTCCTTGAACTAAATCTTTAACGTTTTTAGTTTGAGTTTTAAAAAGTTGAGATACTTTGTTTATTTCTGATATTACAGCTTGATCTATACTAGATACAGTACTGGCTATTCCATTTACTAGGTTTGTAACTGAGTTAACTGCAGCTGTTGCTCCTGCCAAAGCATTTTTAATTAAACCAGAAGCTAAATTGCTAACATCTTTATAAGCAGTGTTTAAAACTCCCCCAACGAAACCCAATGCTGAACTAGAGTTTAGGTTTTCAATACTACCAAACATTGAAGATAGTTTTTGTTGAAATGGTGTTAAAGAACCTAATAAACCACTACCTATGCTTCCTAATTTGCCTAATAGACTTCCAAAACTAGGTAGCCCTATTTTTGGTACAGAATAAACTAACAACGCGGGTAAGGCTAACTTTGGTAATTTAATTCTAGGTATACGCAAAGCCACCTTAAATGATGACTTTTGTAATAAACCAAATAAATTAGATAACCCCATATATTATATTTAAACGGTATTGATTTTATCGGAATATTGCTATAATAGTGTATATGTCAAATAGAATATTAGTATCACACGAATCTCCTATATCAATGTTAGATCAATCAATAGTGTATAATGATTACGATTACGCTTTGGTGCACCTCTTTGAAAAGTATCCAGAGTATTATGACTTTTTTAAGAAGTCATTACTAAGAGGTCGTAGTGTACTACTAGACAATAGCATATTTGAATTGGGTAAAGCATTTGATGGTGAAAAGTACGCTAACTATATTAAGGAATTAAAACCAAGTTACTATATTGTACCTGATGTACTTGAAGATGGTTATGCAACGGTTAAAAGCTTTGCAGACTTTACTACAAAATTTACTGACTTACCGGGCCTTAAAATTGGTGCGGTACAAGGTAAAACATATGATGAGTTAGTAGATGTATACAAGTATATGAGTGAATATGCTGACTACATTGCAATTAGTTTTGACTTTTCATATTATCTTGTAACCGGTAGAGGTAAAACTAAGTTAGAAAGATTTGCATCAGGTAGACAGAACTTTATTCAGGACTTAATTAATGATGGTGTTTGGAATTGGAATAAGCCTCATCACCTATTAGGTTGTTCGTTAGCTAAAGAGTTTAGCTACTATCCTAATAATAACATTTATAACATTAGAAGTGTTGATACATCCAATCCAGTAGTTGCTGGGTTACAAGGTTTAACTTATAATGGTGATCTTGGTTTACAAGAAAAGCCAACAGTTAAGTTAGCAGATCTTATTGATACTGAAGTAAATGCAGATCAATTAAGGGATATTTCATATAATGTAGTTCAATTCAAAAATATACTAAAACGATGATTATTGCTTTTACAGGTGCACAAAGTTCGGGAAAAAGTACTCTTCTTTCTAAAATGCGGGAAGATAAGTACTTTAAGGATTGGAATTTTGAAGCTGAAATAACTAGACAGCTGAAAGAGAAGTACAAGTTATCTATTAATGAAGACGGGGATAACTTTACTCAGATGATTACTATTCATAGTCATATTGATAAATATCTTAAGAATAAAGATGCTAACTGTGTGTTAGATAGATGTTGTTTAGATGCATTAGTTTATACAACATATCTTTCATATATGAAAAAGTGTGATGAAGAGTTGGGGTATTATTCTGAGTATATTTGTAAGAAACTTATCGGTAAGTATGATATTATCTTTTATACTGATCCATCTATTCCGTTGGTTGATGACGGGGTTAGAAGTGTTGATGTAGATTTTAGAAATAAAGTAATACAATTATTTGATTTTTATATTGAGCATTTCAATCCTAAAAACGTTGTTAAGTTAGCAGGTACAGTAGAACAGAGATATAAAATTATTAAAAAAGAGATTGAAAAGATAAAAAAATAACATATAATTAAATTATGAGCAATCAAGTATTAGACAATTCAAATATTAACGTACATTTAGGTAAAACATCGCAGTATAAAAATACATACGATAAAACATTGCTTGTTAAGGAGCCAAGACAAAATAATCGCACTTACTTAGGTATTCAAAATGAGAGTTTACCTTTCGTTGGGTTTGATACTTGGAATGCTTATGAATGTTCATTCTTACTTAGTAACGGTTGCCCAGTAACTGGTGTTACTAAGATTTGTTACCCAGCCGATAGTAAGTATATTGTTGAGAGTAAATCTATTAAGCTATACTTTAATAGCTTTAATATGGAGAAGATGGGTGGTAATATTAGAGATGCAATTCTTAAGTTTAAGAATACTGCAAGTGCTGATCTATCTGACTTACTTGGTACTCATGCAAGGGTTAGTTTCTTACCAGGTCATTTAGTAGATAAGACTGAAGTAAGTGCTCATGATTTTTATGATAAAGAGCTCTTTAAGACTGTAGAGAATGAGATACCTGAAGAAGAGTTAATGAAGATTCAGTTCAATACATATACTGAAACACCTGAACTATTACAACAGGATATGAGTCTTAATACTAGTGAGTTTGACTATACTGAGCAATACTATCATTCAGGTTTATTAAAGAGTAATTGCCGTGTTACAAGTCAACCAGATTGGGGTGATATTTACATCTATATGAAATCTAACTCTATTGTAGATAAGGTTTCATTGTTAAAGTATATCGTATCATTTAGAGATGAATGTCACTTCCATGAAGAGATTTGTGAATGTGTGTATAAACGTTTGCATGATATCTTTAAACCTACAGAATTATTTGTAATGTGTTTATATGCACGTCGTGGTGGTATAGATATCAATCCCGTAAGAGCATCTAGTCAAGAACTAATGTTCAAACTAAGTAAGAACTTATACGATATCTACGGACCGCACGTGAAGACATCCAAACAATAAGACAATAAGAAACCCGATATCTTTCGATATCGGGCTCTTTTTGTAAGTAAGCTTGATCTTAGAAGTATACTGCCTGAGTTGCAGGAGTAAAACTTTGACCGAGGCCACTAACGAGGATGACGTGGTAATAAAGACTTGCACCGAAAATGTTATCTACAACACCATAACGTGTTAATAGACCAACTCTTGGAGCAAAGTCGTTCTGACCGATCGTGCGCTGAACCATAACTGGAATGTATGGGCAGTAGATAATACCTGTGTCGTAGAACTCAGGTCCTTTATAGCCTAATAGGGCATATTCAGGACGTGCGCCTGCGGTACCATTAGGTCCTACAGTGCCGTATTCACCGGCCATATAGTTACCATCGGTACGTGTATCACGATAAACGTTGAAACGTCCACCGAGGTTACCTACTTTAGCAACGCCAACAGGCTGTGTATTTACATTACCTTGAACTGGTACCCATTGGAATTCAGGTAACATTTCGAGGATAGCTGCAACGCGAGGTGTAGCAACAACGAAGTTAGCTGCTCCACGACGGTTACGAACTGCAATACGATTTGCTTCAATAATTAATCTCTGATAGAAGTCACGATTACGTTCTACTAACCAACGGCCGTCAGCTGAAGCTGGCGACCATACAGAATAACCATTACCGAACCCAGCATTGAGTGCGATTTGGATCATTCTGATTAACATTTCACGGTCAATTTCTGCCTGAATTTCGTACGACATAGCGTTCGTTAATTCAGTATCGATATCAATACCGTTCATGTTCTTCAAGTCTTGTTCGAGTTCAACTGACCAGTTAGCACCTAAGCGTCTTGTACCAGCTTCAACTGCAGTCTTTTCAAATGTTACTTCGAATGTAGGAATTGCGTTCGTTAATTCGTAGTTTTGTAAGAGAGCAGCGATACCTTGGTCTACTGACTGTGTGCCAGCAGGACCACCTGTAATCCACTGTGTTAAGGTACCATAAGCACCTTGTGAACCAGATAGATAAGCAGCGGTAGTACCGGTATAAGCGGTCTGTAAGTACTGATATCCAGCTTCATTACCTGCTGCTTCAGCCAAGATTGATGGCTGAGAAGGAGGATAATTTGTACCAGAACCTGCACCGTCATTTGTTCCAAGGGTTTGACCCGTGTAACGGTAACGTAATGCAAATGCTAGTCCAACTGGACCGGCCATTGGTTGAACACCAACGATCTCGTTTGTGATTAACTCGGGAAAAGTACGTCTAATCATCGGAATCAAGATCTTCGGTAGGCGGAAGTCACCTGTTGCGTATGTGTCTGTACCTTGTGTACCTGTAACTGTTGTACCGGCATACATTGTAGCTGCATTACCAACTGCACCTGGGTTACCAGCACGATTAATGCCAGATGAACCTGGGTTATAGTTTGGACCTGCTTCACGAATACACCACTGCTCTTGGTTCTCAAGTAGCATAGCTGTATTCAAGCGTGTGTGATCGTCTTCGATTGCTGCAACACTCTTTGAAGTATAATCGAGCACTGGTGCCCATTTTTCAAGGAGAGCTGCTGCTCTTGTTTCATCGATATAGGCCTGTGTAGGTCTAATTGATTTCATATTTGTTATTTTCCTTTATAATCTATAATAATCGACCCCAAAACCATTGTGAGTGGTTAGGTAACTCAGGAGATAACCTTTTAGAAAGTGTTTCTTAGTACTTACTTAATTCTTTTAAGTAAGGAGAGAGTGTAACGTCTTCATTGATCACTTCTGCTTGTTCAAAAACAACGCGATCGACGTTTGTACTCTCGGTAAGAGCTTCTTCTTTTAAGGACTCAAGTCTGTTATTGCTCTTCTTATCAAACAACTTTAAAGTGTAATCAAAGTTCTCTTTAATGAACTCTGGTGACTTATTAGAAAATACTTTCTTAATGTATTTCTTTTGTTGTTCGTCAAGATTTTGCGTACGCTGTTCGATTACTAAACTTGCCTTAATGGCATTTAGTTCATCTTTTAGCGTTGCATTCTCGGCAACGACAGACTCAAGCTTGCTAGAAGCTTCATTTATTTGGTTTCTTCCGTCAAGAATTGCTTCTTTAATACTCTCTTTTTGTAGAGCAGCATCGACGGCCAAATGGGATCTTAGATTTTCTAGAACTGTAATAGCTTTCTTATTACGTACAGCCTCTTTAATTTCTTCAGCTGGGACTGTTTCTTCTAGATATGTATCTAAATAATCACTGATAGATTCAACTAACTGTGATTTGAAATTGTTTGCATCTTCAGTAAGAATCTTTTCATACTTGTTGATGACTATTTTGAGCTTTTCTGCTCTATCTGCATCCACTGCTTCAACAACTTTTTCTAATTTGGTTGAGTGGTCAGCATCAATTGCTTCTAATAATTGGGAAAGCTTCTTGCTGTATAATTCATCTTGTTCGGCTAGTGCCTTTTCAACGTGAATTTGTACTTTTTCTTGGACCTTGCTGTTAATTGCGTTTTGAATCTCGGTCATTGATTCTGGAGTTAAATCTTTTAAGGTTTCCATATTAGAAAATGTTGCTATTATTATTTATTATCTTACGTTTAATTTTTTCATTAACGCTCGCTTTAAGATAGTCATTTGCTTGTTTAAATCTTTGATCAAGCACTGCAGCGATAAACTTTTTAATGTCTTTCTTCATCGTTATAATTTATTTATGAAAGATAAGATGGTTTGACGTAAGTATTCGTCTTTATTCTTAAGAGGAAGTGTACTAATACCCTTTTCAAATTTATCATATAGTTCAGCAAATGATCCATCTGCTTCTAATACATATTGCTTACTTTCAAGAATTCCATTAACAAAAGCTTTATCAAAGCTAGGATCTGCTACAACGTCAACGGCTACTAATCTAAAGTCTTTAACTCTGTTAACGCCATTTGACTCTGCAACTAATTGACCTAAACCTCTTGTACTAACACCAATTTTAACACCATCTTCAATAAGACTACGAACAATTAAACCTGTAGGCGTTGATAAAATCTTGCTCTTACCGTAAAATACGTTACCATCTTGCTTTAACTCTGTAATGATATGACAAGCCCGAGTTAAGTCAACATCAGCTGTTGTTGGGTGGTTTAGCTCACCCATTGCTCTACCCTCTTTAATCATTTCACGGGTATAACGATCGACTTCCGTTTTCATCTCATTTAGTGAGTAGATTCTACGGTTACGATTAGCACCTTCAGCCATCATGAAAGGTCCTTTTATATAGTAGTTTCTTGGTTGGTTAGAATTCTTTTCCTCAACGATATATTCAAAATCGTTGTTATTTGTAGGTGTTTCTACAATAAGTTTAAAACTCATATGTTATTATTTATTATCGCGCGTGCCTAATCAACGGATGCCTAGCTCTTTTTCCGTTAATATAACAAATTGACAGCCTTTCTTTTCTGCCCACTTTTTAGCAGCCTCCCATTTGGCTTGATTAGTTATCCAAGTAGTTTGTTCATATAACATAGTAGATTGTTTTTTTCTTGAATTTGAAATGGGTTTTTCTACTTGTTTACTTGGTTTTATTTCAATTAAAAACTTCTGTTTCTCTCCTTTACTATCTTTAAACACTACATAGTTATCAACAAAGTATCTATGCACTTTATTGTCTAGTGGGTTGATGTAAGGTATGATAACATTTTCACTACCCCAAGCTAATACATTTTCATTGAGATCAGCCCATCTAAAAAACTTCAATTCCCAACTTGATCTATATTGAGGATAATTACTACCAACGTACTTACCACTATTTTGTGGTCTAAAGATACCCTGCTTAAAATAGGTTTCCATTACATCTGGTATAGAGGTCTAATTACATCTGCTTCTGTAGTTTGACCATCTTTTAACTTATTGATACTGATCATTAAATCAGCTTTATGGTCACCGGATAGTTTAGTATCATTTACAGCATGTTTAGCTTCTTCAAATTTCTTTTGTTTAATTAATGCAATAACTTTCATTAATGCAGGATCTTTTTTCTTCATCTCAACTCTACCTTTAGTGGGTTCGTTGATTGTTTTTGATCTTTGTGATTTACCCACAATATAATTAAATGTTCTTTCTGGACTATTCAAGAGGTTATTTCTTTGAATATCAGTTAATACTGTTTTATAAATTGATAATAAATGAAACGCTGGGTCAATACCTTCTTGCATTTCACTCTTAGCAAATTTTGATAGTGGTTCAAACTCTGTTTTTCCTCTATAAATGTCATTAAGGAAATTTATAGCAGCTTTTTCATCTGGACCTTGTCCTGCTATATCTACATCCTGTAACGATTTAAATTCACCACTATTAGCTTGTTTTAATCTCTCTACAAAATTTGTTGATCCTTCTTTAATTAAATCTTGTACTGCATCTAAAGTGTCTTGTCTTGCTGCTTCACATTTTGTCTTCCATTGACCAGCTAATTGCTCATGTTCTTTAATTTCTTTAATTAACCAACTTTCATACGACACACCTTTTCTAGTAATTGGTCTTAGTCTCTGTCCTCTAAACTCTTTACTCTTACCATACATGGACATTTCACCTTTGTTTCGAAGTTTTGTTCCTGCTGTGGAAAGACCACCTCTTACGTTTTCCAATTCTTTGTACAATCTATTTGTATAAGCTTCTTCAGCTTTCCATTCATGATGTAAACTACTATAGTGAGACATCACTCTTTGAAGTTCTTTACCAGCTTCTGGATCACTAGCAGTAACGGTTAAAGCAATCTTTATGAGTCTACTAGCTTCAGCTGCTATGTATCTTCCTTTATCTGGTGTTAGGTTAACTTCTGGTTTTCTAACTTCAGGGTTTTCAATACCAGTACTTTTACGGAACCCAGCAGGTCCAGTAGCTACAAATTTGTTAGGATCTTTACCTTCTTTCTCGGTAATTAGACCAGCAAGTTCACTAAACTTCATGTTATTATTTATGATTAAGCTACCCAGAACATTGGTGGTTCGTTGTCGCCAAAGCCAGGTGCACCTTCATATAGCTGTCTTTCAAGTTCTTTCTTTTCTTCTAAACCTTCAGCTAACATATCAGCATTTACTTGACCACCACCAAATAGCGATGTACCTGTAAATTTACCTCTTACTCTACCTAAAGTGATTTTACTCAATGCTAAAGCATATTGATACACCCATTGTTCCTTAATAACATCTCTCAATGCTCTTTCTACGTAACATTGAATGACTGCATAGTATTGAATTGTTTGATACTGTGATTGTTGTGGTTGAGGATATAGTCTCATAATTTGAGTCCTATCATCAAAATCCCAACTTGGTTTAGTAGCAAGGAGCTTTTCCCTATTCTTTAACCAATCCTTTAATACATACCAACTGATTAAGTCAAACCCATAATTACCCATCGAGTAACTGAAATACGTTTGTTGCGCTAACGTCTGCTCAATGGTAAACAAAGTATTAATGCCTGACGTAGAACCTTCTTCTAAGTCTACTACCGCAATTACTTTACGGTAATCCATTATATCGTAGTCAAAGCTATTCAAATAATTTGGATTGTTTCCATCAACTGGTGAACCTAATTGTGTTATATTGTTCTTTAAACTTGGAGTAAAGTAAGGTGATAAATCAATTTGTGTTTGTGTAGCAGATATAATTTGATTATATGTGGAAAGACTTACAACTGTATTAGTAAAGATACCATACTGATAAGAAGCAGATAAAGCTGAACTACTTAAGAAGTAACTTCCTGGTATAGCGCTATTAGCTGTAAAAACATTATTATTATCGTTTACATACTTGCTAAACAAAGGATTACCTCTTTCAGTTCCATTTATATTTGGATCAAATAGATCTAACTGTGCAAGATATGTTGAATTAGCTTGTGCTGTAAACAACGTATCTAACTTTATACCATAGTTTGGTATATAAAGATTGCTATTAAAGATTAGATACTCTCTAGTATAGCCTGCAAACTTAGTAAACATTTCACAAGCAATACTAATATTATCATTTAACTGATCTACATGTAACTCAACGTTAACTGTAGGAAAACCTAATGACC